CTATATTCCGTGGAGTTTTGACTATAGGGGCAGGGTTTACCCGATTCCAGCATTTCTCACACCTCAATGTACTGACTTTGGGAAATCACTCTTAAGGTTTTATGATGAATCCTTCATGGATGATGAGGCTGAGAGGTGGCTTAGGTTTCAAGTAGCTACCACTTATGGCTTAGATAAAGAGACACTAGATGACCGTCTTAATTGGACGTATGAGAATGAATGGTTAATAGAGAAAATTGCAACAGATCCAATAGACAACCTTTCAGATTGGGAGGGAGCTGAAGAGCCTTGGCAATTCTTAGCTGCATGTGAGGAATTCTATGCTTGTGTAATAAAGAGAGATCGAATAAGTACTGGTTTAATGGTAGCCATTGATGCTACATGTAGTGGGTTACAGATACTAGCTGGTTTAGCTAAAGACAAAAGCACAGCTAAGTTAGTAAATGTACTACCTTCAGATAAACCACAAGATGCTTATAAAGTTGTAGCTGAGACATCTAAACCTCATATACCTAATAAGATACAACCATATTGGGATAGGAAGGGGGTCAAGAGAACCGTCATGACAATCCCTTACAACGCAAAGCCTTTCAGCAATAGATCGTACATTAGGGATGCTTTAAAGGAGAAGGGGATAGAGATAGATAAAGAAGAATTAACCCAAACTGTTTCAGCTGTCAGAGATGCCATGAACATAGTAGTTCCTGGACCAATGAGAGTTATGAAATGGATAGAAGATGAAGTAACTCAAGCTATTAAACGTGGTGCTTCTAAGTTGTCTTGGACTACACCTTCTGGATTCATAGTTAATCAAAGGATTATGAAGAAGGAAGTTAAGATAATGGAGCTACAATTATTAGGCCGTTGTCGTTTACATGTAGCCACAGATGATACTATAGAGGTTGATAAAGCTAGACATAAAGCTGCAACTGCACCTAATTTAATTCACAGTCTAGATGCAAGCTTGTTATGTCTTAGTACACTACGGTTTAACGCACCCATTACTTTGATACACGATAGCGTACTGTGTAGAGCTACTGATATGAGTTATTTATCTACCATTGTCAGAGAGGTGTACATGAGTATGTTTGCTAAACACGATTATTTAACAGACTTTGCACTACAAATTGGTGCTGAGACTGAACCGCCAATTATCGGAGACTTAAACGCAGAATCCGTAATTGAATCCACTTACTTTTTTTGTTAATGACACGCAACATTCACACAACCAAACAGCCAGTAACCTTAGTAGGTTTTCAAGCTGTGATGAAACCAAGTCAGTTTGGCTACAGTTTAAGAGCTGAAGTAGGACAAGACTTGATTGATATACTAGAAGAAGAAAGAGTTGATTGTCTTAAGTGGGCTGAGTCTAAACTCAAGAACCCTAAGAGATCATCACTTAAGCCAGAGCCATGGGAAGAGGTAGCTGAAGGTAAATACATTATTAAATTCTCTTGGTCTGAAGATAAGAAGCCACCGATTGTAGATACAGAAGGTGTCTTAGTTAAAGACGTTAACACACCAGTTTATGAAGGCTCTATGGTACGTCTAGGGTTCATACAGAAACCTTATATACTTAGAGATGGTATCTCTTATGGAACCTCTCTGAAGCTGTCTGGTGTACAGATAGTGTCTGTTAAGTCTAAGGTCGGAGTTGACTCTGGAGATTTAGATGAGACATCAGCTGCTGAATTGTTCGGTAAGTGTGATGGGTATAAAGCAGCTGAACCTAATGTTGTAGTAGATACAACTCCATGTTCAGTAGAAGATGACTTCTAAGTTTAGGTCAGGATTAGAGAAAGATGTTGCTAATTTACTTACTGAACTAGGTGTCACCTATGAATATGAGAGTACTAAGATTGCTTATCAAATCTCTCATAATTACTGCCCAGACTTTGTACTCCCTAACGGTACTGTACTAGAATGTAAAGGCTATTGGGATACTAACGACAGAAGAAAGGTCAAGGCCGTAAAGGATCAGAATCCTGATTTAGATTTGCGTATGATCTTTCAGGCTCCATACAACAAAATATCCAAGAAGTCCAAGACAACATACGCCAAATGGTGTGAACGCCATAAAATTCTTTGGACGGCTTGGCATAACATACCAATGGAATGGCTCATCTAGAGAGCGAATTTGAAAGGCATATACCATGTCCCAGTTGTGGATCGTCAGATGGTAATTCACTTTATACTGACGGTCACACATACTGTTTCGTATGCCACACCCACACCTCAGGGAATGAGGAAACTATTCACAATCACCCCATGGAATCAGATGTTTATTTCAAAGGATCAGCCCAAAGGTTGCATAAAAGAAACATATCTGAAAGAACAGCCCAGTTCTTCAAAGTTTACAGA